TCCAATGAAGGACTTAGTGCATTGTATTTCGCAATACGTGAATATTTACACGATGGTTATACAACTGACCACTAACGCAAACGGCTTGGCGATGCCGTGGCGAACGAACCGCATACTCTCGGTTACAAAAAGAGTAAAACGAACAACAAAATTTAATTATTAATCAAAACCAACGGTAGCGTCAAACCGAGGTTATAAGCAGGACTTATTATGAAAACAGGAATTGAATTAATCGCAGACGAGCGTAAACGTCAAATAGAAGTAGAAGGATGGACTCCGCAGCATGATTCAGAGCATACTGATGATAGTATTGCATGTGCAGCAGCGTGTTATGCTTTCCCAGAAAGACACCGACCTATGAGAGGAGGTATTCCATTTGGTTGGAAATGGGCAAAATTATGGTGGAAGCCTTCACCTGAAAACAGAGTAAAAGAGTTAGTCAAAGCAGGAGCGTTAATAGCTGCAGAGATTGACAGATTGCAGAATCAAAAGATAAATCTTGAAAATAGTGGGTACTCTTTTGAAACAGGTGTTTAGTCTTGCTTATAACGCAAACGGCTTGGCGATGCCGTGGCGAACGAACCGCATACTCTCGGTTACAAAAAGAGTAAAACGAACAACAAAATTTAATATTAACAACAAACCAACGGTAGCGCCAAACCGAGGTTATGCGATGGCTTGGTAAAAAATTAAATATATGACAATAGACACCTTGAATAAAGCAAACTCAATCAAGAAAACGATAGATAAATTAGAATGTGAATCTTCTTTATTATTAAAATTATTTAGTAAAAAAGAAACTTTAACTGAAGAAGAATTAAAAAGCTTATTTGAAATAGCAATAGTAAATACTGGTTACACTTTGAAAAAATTTAAAGAAGAACTTGATGCGCTATAGTTATGTTCAAACTTTGGTTAAGCTATCGCATAACTTATGGATAGTCGCTATAAAATAGCGACTATCCATCCAAAAACGCAAATAATGCGAGATTATTACTAAAATCAACACTTAAAATTATGACAACAAATTACCAAGCAATTGATGGGTTTATAATAATAATATTGGCTATTATTAGCCTTTACAAATGGTTTCAATCGGATTATAAATCCAGAAAGATAAAATCCTTGGAGGCTGAAATACAAAAATTAAAATCAATTGAGAACATAAAAGTTATTGATCCAGATTGTTTAACCAGTAAAAATTAAAACCATGCTTTACATAGTAACGCCTTGTAGCCGGCCAGAAAACCTTTTGCAAATAGAAAAAAGTATTTTTGAATCATATTTTAAAAATACAAATCTAATTATTGATACAAATTTTAAGTGGGTTATTGTTTATGATAAATCAATTGGTTATCCGCTAACACATGTGAAATCTTTGGAAGGAAAAATCCCAACGAATCACGTTTTGTCACCAAATAAAAACGCATTAGCAGGTCATTCCCACCGAAATTATTTTTTAAAAAATTACAAATCAATTATTTCAAATCCTATAAATGACTGGGTTTATTTCCTAGACGATGACACGATCTTACATGAAAACTTTTTTTCGGTAATCTTTCAAAATCTACACCTGGATTTAACAGCAATTTTATTCAATCAATTAAATGCCGATGGAACACCTCGACTTTATGCAAGTAATTCAAGTATAAAGGTTGGGCATATTGATATGGGGCAATACATTGTTAATCTTAATAAGATTCCTGAAAATCTTAAATTTGATGAAAACGATTATTGCGCGGACGGTGTTTTTATTGAAGAACTATTCAACCAAACAGAAAACAAACAAAATTTTGTTGTAATTAATGAATTCATATCTCACTATAACAAATTAAGACCATAATGGAAGCAGCGCCATATATTTTAGAGAATCAAAAAAGGGAATTATTACTTAAAAAAGCCCAACTATTGGACATAATTAAAGACATAAATTCTAAAACAAAATCAATCCCTCATCCTTTTTATGCTGAATTAGGTAAAGTTGAATTCAAATTATATCTAATTGAAAGAAAGATAAATGCCTCTATAAAAAACAGCATTGAAGAATAATTTAGTATTTTTATGGCCTAAATAAAAAGCTATGAAAAGAACAATTGTAAAATCAATGTTAACCGAACCTAATAGCGGCGAATGGTCATCAAAAAGAATTTTAGGTACAATTGGAACATTAAGCCTTATAGTAATTATGTTTTTATGCTCTATTAAAGGCTATCCAGCGCCGCCAGATAGTATAGTTTCGGCAATAGAATTTATATCAATAGCATGTATTTTTGGTGTAGCAAGTGAAAAATTCACCGCACTTAGAGCTGCAATCAGGCCAAATTCAAATTTTAATCCATACGACCAATCCCAACAAAACAATACCGAAGAAAAAACTAATCCTAAAAATTATGATCAAAATGAAGGCTAATACACTTTTAAGAAAAACAATTTTACTAATGATTGTTTCATTAGCATTTTTATTTACCGGCTGCGGAACTGTAAAAAAATTAAAATCTCAAATTGAGGAAGAGAAAATAACTCAAATTAAAAAAGACAGCATTGCTGCAGAAAATTTGAAACAAAAAGAAATTCAAATTGAAACGCTAAGTTCCGAGAATAAAAAACTTAAAACTGTTTTAAGTGAAAAATCATCGGAAACCGAGGAAACCGAATCAGAAGTAAAATTAAAGCCTAAAATTGATCCGGAAACTGGAAAACTTCAACCAGCAAGTTATACTGAAACTAAAAATGGCCAACCGGTAAAAACAATATCAATAACCGGCGATGGAGAAGTAATTATAAAAAGCAAAAACACTATTGTTTCGGAAAAAGAAAAAACTCAATCAGAACAATCCGAACAAAGCACTGAAACAAAATATTCTGAAAGAATTTTGGAAATGGAAAAACTTTTGGATATTTCAGCAACCGAAAACAAATTATTAAAATCTAAGCTATCATCAAAAACAAAGGAAGTCGAAAAAAGCTTCAATCTTTTTTGGTATGGTTTTGTATTCGGAATATTTTTTGTAATTTTAATTTTGATAATTTATCGCCAACTTAAAAATAAAACACGTATTTTTGATTTCCTAAACAAAAACAAACCAGTATGACAAAACTTATCATTTTATCAGCCGGACATTCTAACGTTCCGGGAAGAGACCAAGGCGCTTCAGCCAATGGTTACATAGAAGGTCATTTAGCCGTTGAATTTAGACAATTAGTTGCGAATGAATTGAGAAAAATTGGGATAAAACCAGTAATGGATGGAAACAACACAATCTTGTCAGAAAGCCTAAACTTTTTCAGAAAAATTGTTAATTCCGAAAATGCCATCTGTTTAGATATTCATTGGAATTCAGCATCACCGAAAGCAACCGGTACTGAAATGCTGGTTCCTGCAGAATATACAAAAACAGAATATTCCTTAGCCCTAGATTTATCAATGGCAGTTCATAAACTTTTGGGAATTCCTTTGCGAAATATTAATGGCGTAAGAACAGAACTTGATTCACATCACAAAAAATTAGGTTGGATGACACTAAAAGGAACCAACGTTTTGATGGAATTATGCTTTATAACCAATTCTTCCGATATGGAAGCCTACCAGGAAAATAAATTTAGATTGGCTGCGGCAATAGCCCGAATATTGTTCAATTATGCCAACGGATTAAGCCGAAATGCAAATATTGATTACTCTTCAAAAAAAACCACAATTCACGAAGTAAAACAAAACGAAACACTTTGGGGAATTGCTCAAATGTACAAATCAAATATTGAAGTCATAAAAAATCAAAATTCTTTATCCTCTGATATTTTATACGTTGGCCAAAAGCTAGAAATTCCACAAAAAAATTAGAAACCTTTTAATCAAACACAAATAAAAATGGAAACACAAAACAGAGCCGAATGGCTCAAAAAGCTAATTGCAATTACTAAAGACATTTGTTGTGATGAAAACTTAGAAATCACTGAACAAACCCAAATTAAAACTTTTTTGGATTCATTAGACGTTATGGAATTAACGTGCCAATTAGAAAAACTTTTGCCAAAACAAATTACTGATTCTTCAGTTGAGGCTTTGAATACTTTTGGGGATATTTTAGACACAATTTTAATTATTACGGAAGATGAGTAATTTAGCTAGTAGAAATGCTAAAAAGCATTTTAAAACATTACCAGAAAGCCGAAAATTTGACATTTTAATTTATTCAGATTTCAATTGTACTACTGGTTTTGGTAATGTAATGAAAAAACTTATTGATGATTGGAAAGAAAAAATTGCAGGAAAAAAACAAATTCAGATTGTAATTTTTGCACTTAATGATCAAAGTCAAGATGTTTACAAATATTCTAACAATATTACAGTTATTCCGGCCAACGTTGCTCCTTTTTGTGATCCCAAAGATGCTTACCAAAGAGCCGCTTTTCTTAGCCTTGTTCAAAACAATTCCTTCAACTTAATCTATCTTTTAAACGATATGGAAGTGGTTGGAACTTTTTCGAAAGACTTACAAATTATAAACTTGGCCAAGAAAAAGAAAAAAACGCTTCAATTTAAAACTTTATTTTATTTTCCCATCGACAGCGAACCGCGAAAAAGAGACTTGTCGTTTTTAGAAAACTTTGATGAAATCGTTACTTACACACAATATGCAAAAGATTTTATATCAAATAATGGTCCTCAAAAAGTAGCCGATAGAATACAGGTCATACCGCATGGAGTTGATTTAAAAACCTTCAAAAAATTACCGGTAAAAACCACAGTTTCTTTCAAAGAAAAACTATTTGGGGCCAATAAAATTGTAATTGGAAACGTAAACCGAAACTCTGCACGTAAGGATATTTCCACATTGGTTATAGCATTTCATAAATTAAAATCAGATTTGGCAAATGTAGGCTACATTTCAGATAGGCTGTGTCTATATTTACATTGCAATCCGGTTGATCCGGCCGGTGTAAATTTAAAGATGCTTTGTTCACGCCTAGATTTAGAAATTGATAAAGATGTATTTTTCCCAAAAAACTATTCAGAAAATAAAGGTGTTAGCGAAACTGAACTTAACAAAATTTATAACTCAATCGATGTTTTTGTAACAACATCAACTGCAGAAGGTTGGGGGTTAACCGTTACTGAAGCAATAGCCGCAGAAACGCTAAGTATTGTTCCAGCTCATACTTCTTTAAAAGAATTAATTCAACCAGATGGTAAATACTACAATGAATGTATTGTAATCCCTGAAGAAAAATTGGAAAAATCTGTTTTCGTTTACGATGGGGATAAAATTCGTTTTAAAACTCCGGTTGATGATTTAGTTGGTAAATTACATTATGCTGTAAACCTTACGGAGCAAGGAACTCCGCAAAAAGAATACTTCCAAGGGCTTAGAAACACGCTTAAAAAGTACGATTGGGAACAAAGTGCAAATGCCTTTTGGGATTTGATTATTAAGTATTATAAATAATAAAAAATATAAATTTATGAATATAAAAGGATTGAACAAAGCAGAAATATTGCCAACACTTTATAATAATGCTGAATACCAAGGATTTGGTTTTCTAGAAGAAGATGGAAAACAAATGACGGTAGAAGAAGCTCAAAAAATACTTGATTCAACCAATGATAAGTATTTTGATTACTTAAAAGGGCGAAAGATGAAAATTAAAATTGAAGGAGACGAAATCGATACGCATTATTACAATAGATGCTACGGAGAAGGAGCAGCAGAAAATCTGATTTCCAAATTAAATTCGATACAAAGTAATTAAATATTTTAAAATAGATTTAGAAAAAGGCGGCTACAATTTGTAATCGCCTTTTGTTTTTTAATAAAAAATGAATAGCTTTACAAAAAAAAATTTTTTAATTATGAAAAAATGGATTGTACTAAAAGATCAAAGGCTAGGTGAAGGAGAAGGAAACATCTCTATTCAAGTTTTTGCCAATCAAATAATTGAAGGAAACCCAGAAGAGTTTTTTGCATTTAATAAAAAAATAATTGGGGTTAAATACAAAACACTATTTGTTTCTATGGATAACTTAAAGCCTCATGAAGCTTATCTAAACGTATCAAACATAAAAAACCAAAGCACAACCAAAATTAAAATTTGTATTGGATTATTGTCCGTTTTAATTTTAGCAATCACATATCGGAATTTGAAATAATTATTTTCCTTATAAATCGCAAAAGCCGGCTACAATTTGTAACCGGCTTTTTTTGTCAAACGCGAAATGTGAAAATAATGGCTCCACTGATTGGTTACAGAAGAATTACCCGCGTTCTGAGCCCGACCATTAGTATTCCACAATAAAAGTAAGAATTAAAAGTTAGAAGCCTCTAACTTTAATCGCCCCGGAATACAGTCAAGCAACGGAGGCGAATTAATAGTTTAGAGGCTTTCTTAACATCACTAACCTTAGCAAATATAAACAAAAAATAATATTAAAGATAAAAATAATTATATTTGTTGTAAAATATTTTGAAAAAATGAATTTAGAATCCGAAAAACAAGCCAAAGAATTGCCAAACGGCGGCGCTTTAGTCGATGAAAAAGGAAATGTAACATCACCGAAGCAAGGTGGTTATGCTTTTGGCCGTTCTCATAAAGAATCAGGAATCAAAGCAATAAATAAGGCTACTAATCAACCAATTGAGTTCGAAGGTGGTGAAGTAATTATAACTAAACCGGCTGTTGAAGATCAAGAGTTACGCGAATTTGAAGGCGAAATGCTTACCAATAGAGAAATATTATCTAGGATTAATGAAAGCGGTGGAGGCGTTTCATTTGCTGAAAAATGTGCTGAAATACCAACCGAAATCAGCTGCTACGGAAAGTATTTTAAATTCGGCGGTGAAAACTTAACAGATTACGAAATCACTCAAAAAATTTCAAGTTGTGGTTGTAATCATAATCCGGAATATGCCGATGGCGGCGAAACAAAACCAAACAATATTAGCGAAAAAATGCTGTCTGATATAGCTTGGTTAGTTGATTTACAATACAAAAAACAAAACAAATTACCTTCAGGCGGTTGGGATATTAACCTTTTTAAAAGCTCTTTTTTCAATAAAGTAAAAAAACTTGATCAATCCGCTGCAACTAATGTTTTAAATGAACTCAAAAGACAAGAAGAAGAAAAAGGAGTAAAGCCGGTTTTTTCCTCTAATCATAAAATTTGGGATAATTACGAAAAATCGGTAATAAAAACAGAAAACAATTCCGAAATAATTGTGCTTAAAAATGGTGATAAAAATTTTGTTTCATCACAAATTTATGAAATTACAGGCGATGATTTTTTAACCGGAGAATTTTACAATTTAGAAGGGAATCCAAACCAATTAGATACCGGCCGACCATTTTACCATAAAGCTTCTGGTAAAGTTTTTGTTGTAAAAAATGATACTGAAAATTTAAAATCAGCCCCTAAATACAATGTAGGTAATATTGTTTCGTATAAATCAGGTGATTTGGAGGTTGAAGATTGGATTGGTAAAGTAGCAAAAGTTGTAGATTTAGGCAACGAATATGCATACAGAATAAATGCTTACTCGAAAACTTTCCCAATAATGTTTGATGGAGAAAACACCAACGAAAAGTATGAAGCAGTTTTAAGAAAACCTTTTGTAAATGACTTTGAAAATGTTAGGAGTAAATATGAAAATCAATATTTGGATAAGTTAAGTATGACTTATGAGATTGACGAACCTTCATATCGAATGATTTCCGGATTTAAAAGTGTTTTCCCTGAAATATCGGTTAAGCAGGTTATCGATTTAGCTGATAAAATTGCCAATTACGATAATAAGAAACGAGATGTTTCAGCAATTGCGGAAGCGATAAATTATTTATCCCAAGACTGGACTGATTTTGATAGGACGTTTCCCGTAAAAGAAACAATACAAAGGCTAGAAGCGTTTGGAATTATAGATAAAGAACCTAAAATAACTGAAACTAAAGAGGATTTTCTTTTAAGTCAAAATGAATATTTAGAAAAAGCTAGAAATTTAGATACATATCCAATTAAAGACGAACTTTGGGAAAGAAATCAAAAGGGATTACATCGTCAAGAAGTTAGAAAAGCAATTGAAAAACCGACACAATGGCAAGGATCAAATGAACCTTCAAAAATGGTAAATGCTATTTTAAATGGTAAAATAAGTAGAAATGAAGCTTTAAATGTTATTAAATCAACAGGTTTGTATCCTACTGACGAAATTTTAAACCTAAAAGAAGAACATAACCGTAAAACATACGATTTAGTAGCTACAAATGCCGGTGGTGCGCTTGTAGTAAGCGATAAAAACCAAACCGAAAATGGCGATTATAAAAACATTGCCTTTGTTTACGAAAATGGTGATATAAAGTATTTTGAAGATAATCTTCCGGAAAGTGTTATTTCCTTTGTTGAATCATTTTCTAAAAAACCACCACAATCAGAACTTTCAAAAATTCAAGAAATAGCCAACGCATTTCCTAACATAAGTATTCATAAAATGGAAAAATCAGAGCCAATCACCGAATTAAAAATATCTAGTGAAAATCCATTATCAACTCAACTTCAAAGAGCCACAGGAGATCACTGGAATATGCATGATTTTCAAAACATAGACAATATTCCTGGTAGATTGGATGAAATGAGGCCTTTTGTACATATAAAAACCGGTAAAAAGTTCGTGGTTGTTAATAATATTGATTCAAAAGACATATCATTAAACTTAACTTCATACAAAAACCCATACGAAATTAACCGAGCTATTGAAGCCTTATTGGATAGCATTGGAAATGATGAAAATTTCACTCCGGACCAAAAACAGTTTATTGCTAATTATTCAGGATATGGGGGATTAGAAAAATACGGAAGTTTTTCGGATAATGAATTAAAAGGCTTATTGTATGAATACTTTACACCAGATGAAATTGTGAAAAAAATGTGGGCATTGGCCTATAAATACGGTTTTGGTGTTGTAAATAATCCGGTAATTTTAGAGCCATCGGTCGGTACCGGTAATTTCTTGAAATATGCTCCGGACAATTCGGATATTTATGGTAACGAAATTAATCGATATTCAAAAAGAATATGCGAAATTCTATATCCAAAAGCCAAAATAACATTACAACCGTTCGAAAAAAACTTTATCGAAAGAAACCTCACCATAAAAAACAAAATTGATAAATTGCAAAAATACGATTTAGTTATCGGAAACCCTCCCTATGGGCAAGCTAATTCAAAGTTTATGGCAATGGGCGAAGGAGATTACACAAAAGCACGTAATTTTACCGAATATTTTATCACTAGAGGATTAGATCTTTGTAAAAGTGGAGGACTTTTGATATTTGTAGTGGGCGCTGAACAATATAACGGCGGAACGCTGTTTTTAGATAGCGGAATTTCAGAAGTAAAAAAAGCAATCGCCCAAAAAGCACAATTAGTAGATGCATATAGGCTGCCAACCAAAGTATTTGAGCGCACTGGAGTAGCTAGTGAAATTATAGTATTCAAAAAAAATTAGTATGGAAACTACCAAAGAAATTGAACAAGAGTTTTTAACTCAAATTGAAACCGAACTTGAATTTTGTGATTCACAAACAACACCGGTAATTTGCTCAAATTTAGCCGATGCTGAATCTAAAGCAGCATTAGTTAGAACTATTGCAAAAGTATGTTTAGAAGGAAAAATGACCATATCACAAGCCATAGTGCAAACTGAACAAATATATTCTATTAACGATATTGATTAAATTTGAAGTAATGTATAAAGAAATCACCCCAAATACCGTCAACAATCATATAGCCTACTTTGATAAAGGTGGAGAAATTTTAGAAATTTCACCAGAACTGATTGATGAAAATAATCCTAGCCTAACTTTGAATCTTTTAACAAATGGAAATTTTTTTGAAAAATTTCCAAACAAGTTAATTGGTTCAGTAAAACTTGACCGTGATCGTTACGGAAAAGATATAAAAGTTGTTGTTGGCGATATTTCCGAACTTTCAAAAATTGAAGTGAACGACAACTTTGATCAGTTTATAAAAAACGCTGAAATAGGTTTGTCAGTTGTAGAAAAAAGCTTAGGCGATGAAATAGCCGAGCCTTCTACTGCCGAATTTGTAAAAGATATTATCGAAAAATCAAAGGTTTCTATTGGTAATAAAGCCGTACAGAAAACCAAACAAAAAGAAATTTTATCAGATGAAACCATTACATCTTCACTAGATAATGTTCAAACAGCGCGCCAAATATTTCACAAACTGAATCCAAATATTTCTAAATCAGAAATTCAGGCATACATTTGGTACAAAGAATCTATTGGCCAAAGATTATCATCAGATTGGTATGAATTAGCAGAATATGATAGTCGAACAGAAACAATTACTGATTGGGTAAAATCAAGCATTTTGTGTTACTATAATGGCGAACTTTTACCACAATTTTTATATTTATCTGGCGATATCTACAGCAAAATTCGCCGATTAGTAAAATCAGGGGAAGATAGTGGTGAGGATGTGGATTACATTTTATCAAATTATGGTGATGCCGTAATTAAAAACCAATTAGAGTTAATCAATACAAAATACTCGGAGTTGTATGCAAAAAGATTAATTATAACCGGAAATGATGACGGAAACTCTTTAATTATAAAGCCTATTTCAAAATTGGCTAAAACCTTTAAAATTTCGCAATTAAACGAATATGAAGAATTTAAGTGGTGGGATAAAAAAGGGCAAATTGATATAGAAAAAGAAGATGGAAACTCTTGGAAACAAATTGTATTCGAAGAACTTACATTAGTAGAGGCATTTTGCTTCTACATGATTAAAAAAAGAAGTGAACTTCAGATAAAAGGAAACATCACTTACCGAGATGTAATTTATTTTTACATTCAGAAAAAAACAAAACAATTACCAAGCGATATTATCGAAGGAAGTTTAGAAGAAAAACAATGGCGCGCACAATTGGAGCGAACTAAAGCCAAAGCCGCTTCTGAAGGAAATAGATTGTTTTTGCAGTTTTTAGCCGAGCAATTAACCTTAAACGATAAGATTAAACTAGAAACAACCTGGAATAGTAAGTACAATAACTACGTTGCTCCGGACTTTTCTAAAGTTCCGGTAGCATTTAACGTAACCAAAGAATTTTACGGCGAAAAACCATTCGAAGTAAAACCTGAAAAACGCGAAGCGGTTTCCTTTATTTTTAATGAAGGTTCCGGCTGTTTGGCTTATGACGTAGGAGTTGGGAAAACAATGTCGGCAATTATGACTACTGAACAATTTTTAGTAGCCGGATATTGCAAACGTCCTTTTATTGTGGTGCCAAATCAAACATTTAAACAGTGGGTAGCCGAAATAAAGGCTATTTTACCACATCGAAAAATAAATGCTTTGTTCAATTTAGGAGTTGACTATATTGAAGAGGTAATGGATGAAAACGGAAATCCAATGGCCGTTGAAGAAGGCAGTATTTCCGTTATTACTTACGAAGGATTCAAAGCCATTGGTTTCAACGAACAAACCGAAAGCGAGTTAATGGGCGAATTGTACGATATTTTAAATCAAGGTGGTGCCGATGATATGTTGGCAGCCAACACAAAAGCCTCGGATAAAAAGAAAGCCGGTTTTCGCGAAAAATTAGAATCTTTAATTGGTCGATCTTTAAAAGGTACTGTTGTTCCTATTGAAACTTTAGGTTTTGATTATGTTTGCTTTGATGAAGCACATGCGCTTAAAAAAGTATTTACTTCTGTAAAAGGAGAAGTTGATGAAGTTACAGGCAAACGCGATAAAAGGAAACAATACTCTATCCAAAGTGGTTTACCTTCTGATACGGCTTTAAAAGGCTTTATGTTGGCTCAATACATTTTGCGTAATAACAAATACAGAAATGTTGTAATGTTGACGGCTACACCTTTCACAAATTCACCGCTAGAAGTTTTCTCAATGCTGTCTATGTTGGCCTATCATCAATTGGTTAAACTTGGTATAAACAACATTAACGACTTCTTTGATACATTTATTGATGCCGATACTGATTTAGTTATCAATCACAAATTAAAACCTGAATATAAACAGGTTGTAAAAGGGTTCAATAATTTGCCTTCTTTGCAAAGAATTATTTTGAGATTTTTCAATTACAAAGATGGCTCCGATATTGAAGGACTAATTAGGCCAAACAAAATTGTATTGCCATACACCAAAAAATTGGTTAATAACCAAGTTGTAGAGTTGCCGGAAAACGAAAAAGTAAACTGTTACATTCCTTTAAACGAAATTCAAAAGCAATATATGGCTGAAATTATTGCCTATGCAGAAGGTCAAAACGTTGGCGCTTTTGAAGATGAAGGTGAAGATGTTGTTGATGAAAGCGAAGATGCGGTAAATGATTCACAATCAGTTGAAGTTAGCGAAAATGCTTTGTCAAAAGATGAAAAATCTGGTGTAAGAGCAATTAAAGCGATGACACATTCTAGAAACTTGGCCTTAAGCCCATATCTATATAGTTTAAATCGATTGGGTAATCCAACTTACAAAAAATATATTGAAACATCACCAAAGCTTCAATATGTTGTTGAGTGTATAAAATCGGTAAAAAAATACCATGAATCTAAAAACGAACCAGTTTCAGGACAAATTATTTACATGGACCGTGGGATTCAGTATTTTGACTTAATCAAAGAATATTTGGTAAAAGAATGTGGCTTTGAAAATCACGAAGTTGGCATGATTTATTCAAAAGGAATGTCCGTTGATAAAAAGCGTGAAGTACAGGATGCCTTTTTAGGACGTGTTTACAACGAAAAGAAACAAGACTATGAAAACTTGCCAGATGCAAAAAGGCTAAAAGTTTTAATTGGATCTTCTTCTATTCGTGAAGGCATGAACTTGCAAAAAAAATCGACTGTTTTATACAATTGCTTAATCGATTGGAACCCTACAGATATGCAGCAATTAGCCGGCCGTATTTGGAGACAAGGGAATGAATATTCAAATGTTCGTATTGCTATTCCATTGATGATTGATAGTATAGATATTTTCATGTTCCAAAAATTAGAAGAGAAAACATCAAGAATTAATACTATTTGGTCTAATGATGGGCGTTCCGTTTTAAAATTGGAAGAGATTAATCCAAATGAAATTAAATATGCGTTGATTAAAGATCCAAAAATTATTGCTCAAATCGAAATTGATGAAAAAGCAGTTACATTCCAAGATGAAAAACGCACGAATGATAGTTTAAAAAACCGCTTAAATAAATACATTGAAGCCGTTGAAAATAATGCATATTATGCCAAAAATTTTGATGATATATTGACAAAATATACCAATGTTGATTTATCCGAAAGCCAAGATAATAAATATCGTGCGTTATTGAAATTGTTCACTTCAAAAGAAGTTTACGACAAGGATGGTGCAATTATGTTGGATTATTGGGAAAAACGCGGGGCTACGTCAACTCCGGCTTTAATTGAAAAGTATGGTAAAATTTCAGCACTTGACAAGCCTAGTAAGCCTTATTGGTTTGACACATATACAACCAATGCAAGGTTAATTGCTAAGGAATTTAAAGATTTATTGCAACCTAGAAACATAGATCCGAAATTCGCTAATGACTACATTCAAAAATTAGAATTTGATAATCAAGAAATTGATAAAAGATTAGAGTTTTTAAAATCGGCAGATTATGTTGATACTCGTGTTCGTGAAATTATTGCTTATCGAGAAGCTAACAAAATTGTAGAAAAACAAGTTCCGGAATTGGTAAAAGAATTCGAAAGGCTAAACTATTTGTTATCAATAAAACGAATTGAAAGCCCAAAACAAACCGAGAATAGTTTTGAAAGATTGGATTCACAAGGAAATCGCAAAACAGATCCAGAAACTCTTAAAAAATTAGAGCAAATGGTTTTATCATTGCCTCAAACAAAAGCAATGAATACTGATGTTAATGGAGAATACACCGATGAGCGTAAAAAACTTCATGAAAAAATTATTGCCGAAGTCAAAAAAGGTACTTCATGTGTTGAACAAGAAGCACCAATAGCAATTTTAACCGGAGGTTCTCCGGCTTCAGGTAAAACTACATTCTTAAAAACGTATGCACCATATCTTTTAAAAGAAGATATTTTCCACATTGATGCCGATGAAATCCGCGCAATGCTTCCGGAGTATGAAGGATGGAATGCCAGCGCAACGCATTTAGAAACCAAGGATATTGTAAATAGATTGCTTACTGGTGATGAAATCACAAATCCATGCAAGCATGATTTAATTTACGATGGAACCATGAATAACACCAAAAATTACTTGCCATTAATAGGCTTGCTAAAATCTTTGGGTTATAAAATATTCATTATTTATATGGATAATGTGCCTTATTCAGTGGTTAAAGAAAGAATGGTTGAACGTTATAAAAAATCCGGACGCTTTGTTCCAATTGAAGTTATTGATGACTTCTTTGGAAAAGGCAAAGAGGCTTTGTTTGAATTAAAAAACCGTGTTGATGGATATATGATTGTCGATGCCTCGGATAAAGATTATAAAATTTTAGAACAAGGCGGAATGGAATTGCCAAGAGAAAGAAACTATTCTGAAATGCAAACCAAGGAAAAAACCAAAAAGATTGAAAAGCCAATTAAAGAAGAAAAATCAGAATCAACTAACGATTTATTGGCAACGATTGAGGGGTTAGAAGTTTTATTGGAATTCGAAACAGGTAACGAAAAAATAGAACTTATTGAAACTATTGAAGGCTTAAAGGTTTTGGCAGAATTAGAAGGAGTTTACAAATCCGGCGGAGAAACTGAATCATCCGAAAGAAAAAAGCTTTACAATCAATGGAAAAAATTGGTTAATATGTCTTATTCCGAATTAAAAGAATATTACAATTCCCAGGATGGTAAAACAAGCGGCTTAACCGATGCTGAAGCCAAGGCGCAAAATATTAAAAGCGGACGAGAAAGCGCTCGCTGGATTTTAAAAATGAAAAAATCAAATCCGGAAAATTGGACCGATGATATGTGGGAATGGGCAAAAAGGCAAGTGGCTTTTATAAAAAGAATGTCAAATTTACCAGGAAAATTAACTGATCCAACTGGTAAAAAAACAAGAAAACACAAGGCTTTATTAATTTGGGGGCATAATCCAAACAAATAATGCCCTAATTTAAAAAATTATTGTAAATTAGCAACAAATTTTGTCGTAATGAATATCGAAGAAAAAATAAAGAAACTTAAAGCTGCATTAAACTCTTCCGCAACACCGGAGGCGTTAAAGCCTAGAATTCAGAAACAAATTGATGAATTAGAAAAAGAGATTCAGGATTCTAAAAAAGCTAAATCCACTAAAGCTAAAGCAGAAAAAAAAGGTTACGGACAAATGACAGATCAAGAGTTTGCCTTTACACCATTAGGGAATGTTGTCAATTTGGCTAATAAAGCTTGGGATAAAACCGGCGCTTCAAGTGGATCTGAAATCCGTGAAAACGAGGATAAATTAAAAATTTATGCTGAAACTTTGGAAGGTCTTTTAAAAGACAACAAAATAAGTAAAAGTGCTTTTGGTGTAGCCGAAATGGACCACTTAGAAAACATTAATGAGCATTTGTTGAATGAATTCCTTATTTGGAACGGTTATTTTGAAAAAGAAGTAGCTAATCCACAAAAAGAAATGTATTCAAAACTTTTTTCGGAAGGTAAAAAAAGCTCAACTTCCAATCCAAAAATAATCACTGTTTCAAGCAAACCAAAATCAGGAAAAGTTTATGCAATAAGTATAGAAATACTTTGGGCTGAAGGTTCGCAAGAGGTTTACGATAAGTTTCCAAAAACTTATAGCACTTTTGCAGAAGCCAACCAAGCGCTTATCCCGGTTTTTGAAGATGTATATGCCGATGGTGATGATGGAGGTTACAATAAAGTGGGCTTCAAAATTAACTTTGAAGATGGTGAAGAATACGAAGGTAGATTGTACATAAACAAAAAAATGGACAATCCAACTGCTGATGAAAATACAATTGGTACCCATGTACAGAATTGGATTAAAATGGGAATGTCTGGGGATATACCATACGACAAAACTCCTAAAGAAGAGTATGAAAAATTCTTAGAAACATATTCATTACAGGATAAAGAAACGTTACCAGCTCCTAAAAAAAGGGCGGCTGTTAAAAAATCAAAAACAGTAAAAGCCAATGCTAAAAAATACTATGCTCACCGAGATATAAAATATGTTACCATTATTGAAGATGGTGAAAAAGTAGTTTATGCCGGTAAAGATGTATTGGATGGAATTCACTATTTGAAAAAAGGCGGATTGCTCAAAAATATTTCAACTTATGTGCCTATTCGTGATGTTGTTGAAGTAGAACTTGCCGATGGTACTAAAATGAAACCAATTAACGGCTTCCATATTAAAGATGCGGCTAAACCGGTTTCAAAAACAGAAACGGATACAAAAGCAAAAAAATACATTGTAGATTATTATGATACAATTTCGAAAAGAGTGTACGACACTGAGGAAAACGTGTTTAAAAAAGACGTTTCTGAAGTAATTGAATACATTAAAAACTCCGGAAAAACCGAAGAGTACGACTATATTGAAATTGAAACCATGCAAGGTGTTATTGGTTCTGTATTTAATGGTGTTTTCTATAAAGATGTTAGAAAGAAAAACCCTAATTTTGAAACCTTAAAATATTTGCCGCCAACTAAAAAATTTGAAAAAGGCGGAATCCTTAAAAAAGGAGATAAAGTAAAATACTATCAAGGAAAATTGAATGGTGAAGTTGTTGATGTTATTCCATGGAATGACTTAGAGGATGAAATTGTAGTTCAATTTGAGGATGGAAAAGTTGTTAAAGAAGGATCTTTGTCATTAGAAAAAATTGTTCCTTTAAAAGCCAATATGACAGCTAATCCTAATTCAAAACTATCAGAAACTGAATGGAAAGCAAAGCACCATATTTATGAAGAAGGTGGTCCATTGGTAGCTGGTGATGACGATTTTGATTTGCAGGAATTCCTGAACGATGTTTATCCAAAAGTTTCTGAAAAATTCGCCGAAAATGGCGTTTCTATTGATAAAGATTATTGCATAACTCATAAAGGTAAAAAGTTAACGCCTACCTATTTGTTTTTTGCAGTCGATCAAAAACCTAATTCATTAACAATTGGTTATTTTGATGACAACAAAATAATTTATGGTGAATTTGGAAGTATTGTTTTTGAACTCCCGGAAAAAGAATTTCATTTGCATTTCCCTTCTTTAAAAATTAAAGAAGTTAGTTTATATGCTAAAGGTGGCTGGACTACTGAAAGACGTTATGTCAATCATTCTCAAGATTATGAAGTAAGATACGCCAAAGGCAAAAACCGAAAGGGTTATAAAAAGTTTTCAGGGGGCGGACAATTATCAGAATCCGATTTGATTAATCATTTAGAATCTTTAGATGCTGAAAAATTCGGCTCCGATTATGCATTCATTATGTCTGATGATTATGATAGAAGCGTATTTCGTGCCTCGGATTCTGATGCAAGAAAAGTGATGAACGAAAAACTAGCAAAATATATTTTAGATTCTGAAGATAAGAATGTTTATTTAAGGGAGGTAGGATATAAATCAAAAGCAAAACCTAAAACAAGCGTTGATTTATTCGAATTTTATGATAAACAACCAGCAGAACTCGCTGAAATTGTAGATTCATATTCGGATAAGTTTAATGATGGCGAAATGGATTATGCCGATATGGAAGCCTTTAAAAAAGAGGTTGAAGCAATTGGATATACTTTTGATTATGGTCTTTCAAATGAACCTACCGGATTACGCCCAATTGGAACTGTTTTAGAAGAATCAGATATTTATTCTGATGGCGGAGATTTGTCTCTTTCAGGCTTTGAAAACTGGAAAAACTCCCCAAATTATCAATCAACAATTAGGGAATTAAACGATAAAGATATTGACTATTTAAATTGGTCTGATATTGATATTTACAAATGGTATATTAAAAATGAAGAAGAAAGTGAAGAATTTGCTGCCGGCGGAATGGTTTGGGAAAGTAACCCACAAAAAAAGGTAAAAGGTATTTACAAAGTAAAAGCCAATAACTTTGAAGGTTTTGTAGAAATTGTAAATTTTGAAAAATACAACGATACCGATTACGCTATTTATCAGCCTTCATCAACAGATGATAGAATTGGGCCTAACAATGTAATAAGTTTTAGAGTGCCTTCTAATAGATTAAACAAAATCAACAAAGGCGAAACAATTACGGTAACCGATAAAGAAGGTAAGCAAGCAAAAATTCAAAGAGTAGCTGATTTAGGTACTAAAGGATATTTTGAAAAAGGAGGAGAAACTACCATTTTAAAAGAAGGCTCTATTTTTAAAGGAACGCCTAATGGAACTTACAATAATTCCGCTGAATTATACAAAGAAAAAAAATCTTTTGTATTAAAGCCCATAAAAAAAGGAAGTTTTGTTGTTGTAAAAGTTTTCAATCGCCCAATTGATGCAATTGAGTATCAAAGAGAAAATGATAATTATAAAGTACATTTTGAAAAAAATGTGAATTCTCATGAAATTGGACGTTTAGCCAAGGGCAAAACTTTAGCTGAAATTGCTAAAATGCACGGTGTTACCGAACAATATATTGAGAAGCAATTAAACCGAGGCCGTAAAGTAGAATTAGAACACACAACCGATGAAACAATTGCTTCAGCTATTGCTAAAGATCATTTGTTCGAAAACCCTGATTACTACATTTTATTGGCTAAAATGGAGAAAAAAGCAAACCCTAAACCTATAACCGAACCAAAGCCAACAACAAAAGCTAAAAAAGAAGGAAATCCAATATTTGCATATGCTAAAAGCATAAGAAAACCCGGTGAACCTTGGCGTAAATGCCTTCAAAGAGCAAAAGTTGAAATGAAAAACCAATAAATTTATATCATGAAAAAAAATCATTTAATGTTAGGGCTTTTATTTTTGGCCGGTGCAACCGCTGGATATTATGCAGTTGCCAAAATGAAACAAAAAAAAGGTTGCGGGTGTGGCGGCTGTAATTCAAAAAAAGAAGGAGAAGATTTTAAAAATGCATCTGGCAGAACCTTATCCCAAAATTGTGCTGTTTGTAAGTCAGCATCAACCGGAAACACTTATAACACAGGAAAAGACAGAAATTGTTTAAAAGGAGATACCTGCATGTCAAGATATTCCTTTTTACAATCTTCAATTAATTAATAACCCAATTCAAATCCCCATGAACAAAGTACAAACACTATTAGCATTATTAGTTAATCCGCTTCCGGATAAAATTCAAAAAAGAATTGAAAAACTGAAAGGATTGGAAACTTCTTTAGAAGAAGCAAAAGCTAGAAACACCGAAAACCCTTCTGATGAAAGTCAAGAAGAAGTAGATGAAATTGATAATCTTTTAATAGAGTTGCAAGACAGTATTTGCAATCAATTAGAAGAAATTATTGAAAAACAAACTCCGGCCCCAGAGCCGATAAAAGAAGTAAACACTAAAACACCACCTAAGCCGCAAGAACCGGCTCCCGTAAAAAAAGAAAAAAAATCAAATTGGGGAGCTGCAATATTTATAGGTGCTGTAGCGGTATTTACTCTAGGAACTGTTATTTTAAAAAATAGGAAATAGTGAAAAATAAAATTGTTAAAGTTTCTGTTATTATTTTAGGCATCATGGCTATTGGCTATGGTGCTTTCCGCATCACAGAGTATTTTGCCGGAATTGTAAGGCTAAAATATGGTAAATATACCATAAAAAAGTACGACGAACCAGTTAACCAAACACCATTAGAATAGTTATGAGTAAGTTTACTAAGATAGTACAAACAGTTCCAGACGTTAATAGATGCTTTGTGTCAGGCAATGAAAATTATTCTTTGTCAAATATAAAAGCGGGTAACGAACAAACTATTAACAAGATTAAATCAAACTATGGTCAAATTATTGAAAAGTGGTCCGATGTTTTCGAAATTGACAAAGAAGTTATTATTGCCTTTATTGCTACTGAAAGCACCGGTAAGAACGTAGCACCAAAACCAAACTTTGGACCTGTAGGATTAATGCAAATTTCAGTGGCTCCCGTATCTGAAAGCATTGTGAAATTTAAGCAGGTTACAAAAACATCGCTTCCTTCTGAAGCCGTAAACTATCTAAATAGTGTTGGGTCCTTTTTAACAAAATTGAAGTCTGAAATTTTATCTAATACCGACAAAACAAAAGTTAGGAATTTATTAACTGATCCAGAATTCAATATATTTTGTGGCATTATGCATATTCGTTGGTTGCTTCAAAAATATGAATACTTAAACAAAACCGTGGTTGCATATAATACCAATGCATACAATTCAAATTTAAAAACTTATGGTAACAAACCTGTAGAAACCAGTGTTCTGTTAGCTAATAAAAATTTCCCGTTAGAAACTAGAAGCTACCTTTTAAAGTTTTTAGGGAGAGACGGCTTTTTAGACTTAATATTAACCGCAAATCAGTTGTAAAATGGCTTTAAAATTTGAAAATAAAGTACCTCAATCATACCGAAAGCCATTTATTGAAAAGGTTAAAAGTATTGCTAAAAAATTAAATATTGATCCAAATTGGTTAATGGGTATTATGGATTTGGAAACCGGCGGTACTTTTAGTCCTTCAATAACAAATAGTTTAGGTTATACCGGTTTGTTGCAATGGGGAGAACCGGCTGCAAACCAAATAGGAACAACAAGGGCAAAACTTCGCCAAATGAGCGCTGTAGATCAATTAGATTATGTTTATAAACATTTCGAACCTCATAAAAAGAAGTTAACAAGCTATGTTGATACATATCTTCAAGTTTTTTTCCCGGTTGCAGTAGGTAAAGGTGATGATTTTATTATTCAGTCAAAAGGTATTTCAGCAGAAAAAGCAGCAAAAAGCAATCCTTTGTTTGATAAAAATAAAGACAATAAAATTTATGTTTGGGAAATTAAAAAAGCTCTACTTGAAAGATTGCCTTCGGAATGGGTTAATGACGGAAGTTTCTCTTTGTTGTCTAAAGCTTACAAAAATCAAATTATTGTTGGAATAGCATTAATCGCTGCCGGCGCTGGCGCATTTGCATATTACAAATTAAAAAAATAAATAGGTATTAATTAAAAACTTAAATTTGCTAAAAAAATGCTACCAATGACACAGGCAGAAAAAAAAACAAAAGTTAGAGAAAACATAGAAATGACAGTTTTGTTACTAACATTAGTAACATTAACCATTAACATAGTAAGCAACTATAAAGTACTAAAATTACATACAAAATGAAAATAGCAGGTAAAATTACAGACGAAACCGGACAAGGTTTGCCAGGTGCAAACATTTCAATGGAAGCATATCCTAGTATAAATACTATGACCGATGCGGACGGTAAATTTTCATTGGAAAACGAGAAGTTAACCAATATTTCACCGGTAAAAATTACTTATTTAGGCTACAAACCAAAATTTATAATTGCCTCAAAATTAGTTGGTAAAACAATAGCAATGGAAGAAGATTTTATTGCTTTGGATGATGCCGTTGTTATCAACGATTACAAACCAAAAACGCCATCTTCTCTACCGGCTTCTAATAAGCTTGTTAATCATTTGAAAAAAAACGCAACACCATACACTGTAGCATTATCATTATTAATAATTTTCGCTGGTGTATATGCAATTAAAAAAGTTCAATAATGGAAACGCCAGCCCCAATTTCACCAGAAATAACACCACAGCCAATTTCGCCGGAAGTTCCGGCACCACAGCCTATTGTAGCCGAGCCAATTACAACCGCACCCGAAGTTAAAGAAGGTTTTTTTTCTAATAAGTTAGAAATCACTCAAATCATAATAGCATCAACGCTAATGGCATTTATGGTTATGGGTATTTTAAAATATCGAAAAGACATTCAGACAAGCAATAATTATCAAAATCTACAAAATCAATTGGATCAATTAAAATTGAAAATCAACGCGGGAACACAACCGCAACGACAAAGATTATAAAATTTCCCTAAACATGAACATCAACACAATAACATACGGTAATCCTACTATTCAACAAAAAATAAAAATTGAAAACAGTAATTTTTTAGATGCATTGTTTAAAAAATTTCAAGAATCACCATTCCCAGTTAATAATTCAGACACAACAAGAGCTGAATTAAACTCTTTGACAGCCTATTTAAAGCAAATAGTTTTGCCTGAAAACAAAGAATATCTCGATAATTATTTAATAATTGATCGTAATTTTGGGCAAGCAATCATCAATATATTTAAGCATAAAGAAATTGATTTAGAAGATTTAGTTCAAAATATCATAGAAGATATTCAGCCATTGCTTATAAAATTAAAATTCTTTTATAATCGACCGCGCCCTTTTCAATTGGCCAATAATTATAATTTAAAATTATTTCCTTTTGAAAGTAAATCTTCAAATTCACCTTCTTACCCATCCGGTCAGGTTTTAATGTCGAGCGTTATACTTAATGTTATCCGAGAAAAACATCCGGAACATGAAGAACTATGTGTCAACTCTTTAAATATGATAATTTACAGCCGACTCTATTTGGGATTAAATTATCAATCAGATGTTGATTTTGCCTTAGAAATTTCTGAAGAAATAATTTTAAACAAAAAATTTTCAGCAAAATATGATATTTAAAAAAAAAACATTATATTAGCACTCAATTTAATTAACATAAAACATTAAAACCATGAAAAAATTCATTCTTACAATGATTTTAGGGTTGTTTTGTTTTGTTGGTTTTTCCAACAACAAATATAATCCTGATACCGGTTTAAAGAAATCGGTTCAAAAAGAAACCTTAAACCAATTATCGGTTTTTGTTGAAAAAGAAACGATTTGCATTAATGCGGAAATTTTTGATTTAAAAGTCAAAATATTCAATGTTGATTCGAAACGTATTTATAGTAAACAAATTCAGCCGGGATTATTTAAGGAACAACCCACGGTGGCTAATTTCAATATTTTATATTTGCTGCCATTGAGTAACCGGATTAACTATAATGATAAAATCAATAATGATGTAGGTTGGTCAAAAAACAAAGACTATATTAAATATTTAAACTCGCCAAAAAATACTTTAAAACCATTATCGGAATTTGATCCGGGAGCCATCGAAGTTTATTTTGATTGGCCCAAGTTTAAAGAAAATTTACCTTTATTGCTCCAAAGTTAATTTAGCCAAATACCACTATGTAAAAAACCAAAGTCTAAAAACTTTGGTTTTTTTTTGTGGTTAATTTTTTTTGCACTATTTTTGGGACACCCTATTCATCTACTATGGAAATCAATTCACTACATTCTGCTTCTTTGCTTTCAGAGGTCAAGTTAACTTGGCGAATTTTAGGCACCGACGACTTTCACTATGAACTTAGAAAGCTAAATAGCCTTCCTGAATCATTAATACCAGGAATAAATACAACAAAAAAAATTTACGAGCAAATATTTTTGTTTTTGTCAACTAATAACGAAAGTGATTTAGAACAAAAATTAATTTACATACGTGAAGAATTTATTGATAAGAAGCAGGACAAAATATTTAAAAATGTAATTACAGAGGTGGCCAATGAGATGAATGTTTCTAAAAATTCAATTTTAGAACGTAAAAATCACCAAAAAAATACTTCATTAAAAACATCAAAGTTGGTATTCTTTTCAGTTTTATCTAACTACTATTTAATGTCACAAACGCAAATAGTTAAGTTAATCAACAATGCTATTTCTCAAAGTCAAGTTTCAAGATATATTACCGAATTCAATAACCTTGAAACAAAGCAAACCGAAAACCAACAAATAGTAAACACCTACAACAAAATAATACAATCTCTTAAACAAAAAAGTCATGAGTGATAACGTCTCAAATCCAAACAAACATTCTGAAGATAAGTATGATTATACTAGAACCGGCCAAGAACAATTTATAGGGCTTGGAACTACTAATCCATTAGTTCAAGCAAAACCCGTAGAAAAAGCATATCAAAACGCAGGAATAAGCCACGAAGCTCCCGATGTAATTCCGGAGTTCCAATTTCCTATTGGAAACAATTCTGATTTTGAAGATGAATTTAATTCACCACAACGCGCTGCCTCTTCACCAACCCAAGAAGAAACTGCTTTTAATCCGCACATGTCAGAACTACCAAACAAAGAAAAAAGATTGGCTTCCGAAATGATGGCGGAACAAATCATTGAAGGATATAGTTTTGCATGGGCGCAATTTTTAACACCATTAGGACAATTTAATAAAAAGAAGATTGAAAAAGCTATAGTTGAAGGCGAAATTTCGGCATCCGTAACGGTTCCTATTTCAGATACAGAGGAAAAACCAATTCGTAATTTCATTGAAGATTTTAATGAAAGTGTTGCAGAATCATTAAAGGTAGATCAAGAATTTAAAGACAGAGTTCGCGAACCTCTTATTCGTGTTTTAGAGAAAAAAGGTTTAGGACTTACAGACGAACAAGTTTTAGGCTTAGAAGTGGGTAAAGATTTTATTACCAAAACCGCTATTATATTATCAATAAGAGGTGACATTAAAGAAATCACCGAAAACTTTAAAGAAAGAACTTTGGAAATGAAAAGATCTGCCGGTCCAGTTTCAAGTCCGGAAGTATCTTATGATAACAACGAAAAAACATCACAAACAGCTGATCCTATTATAGAACCTGTTGTTAGCCCAATAAAAGTAGTTCCAGTTAATCAAAAAGAACTTCACGGCAGCATACCAGGAAGCAATCCTAGTATTTTGGCTGATATGGAAAAGGAAGCGGCTAAATTAGCAGAAAGCGCAACTTCAACTTCGGAATCTAAAGGGCCAAAGACAAGACAATCAACGTCAAAAAATAAAAGACAATCCCGAACTAAAAATCAGCCCCAAAAATAAACCAACTTAAATATTTTTTTATGGAAGATAGAATACAATATTTAATGGCTGTAATCGGCACAAAAGGGGTTGGTAAAACTTTTTTAACCAAAAAGCAAATTAGGGAATATCTGATAGGAAATCCTAGCGCCGGAATACCAGGGAGAAGGGTTTTAATTATGGATGTAAACAACGAGTTTGACGATATTAGATCAATACCAATTCAATTTGTAAAGGCTTTTTCGCAACACCCAAGAATTGAAGCGCGCAGAATATTACCATTTAATAATGATGGCACACCGATGTCTTTTGATGAAATGGCTGAGGCAGTTTTTCAAATATCCAAAGATTTTAGAAATGGTTTATTGTTGCTAGAAGATATTAATCTTTACATATCTGACAACATGCCAAAAGATATTGTTGGATCTATTTGTACCAACCGTCATAGGAATGTTGACTTAATCATACATTATCAGTCTATTGGAAATATTCAGCCAAAAGTTTGGCGAAATATGAACATTTTACGTTTTCATAAAATTAATGACAGTGTTGAATCAAATGAAAAAAAATGGGCTGATAAAGCCGAATGCTTTTCAATTGCCGAAAACATAGTAAATGAGGCGTACAAAACAAACAAACGTTTCTTTTTGTATGTTATGATACAAGAAATGAAAATCTTACCAGGCGATTATCCACTAACGCAACAAATGGTTAGAAAAGCAATCGAAACCTATGTAAGTTTAAATTACAATTCTTTGGTTGGTAAAAAACGTAGGATGTATAACCCCGCTAATCCAAAATCAAAACCAACCGACGAGCAACTTTTTAAAGAAGAGGTTAAGAGAATAACCGAAAAATACTTTAACTAATTTTTTGCATAAAAAAGTTATTCTTTACTAAAACATTATTATTAAATCATCTTTCTAAATTTGAATCATCAAGTCTGTGCTTGAAGGTTCAAATTTTTAATTTTAAATCATTCTGTAATGAACAAAGAGAAAGTATTATCAGTTTTGGGGCATATTGCAATTGTTGCAGCAGGTGTTCTTCTTGCCGACCAGCTTAAACAAGCTATGGCAAAAGCAAAATTGTCTAAACCTTTAATGGTTAAAGAAGAAGAGTAAAAAAATCGTTTCACATTTAAAAACAAAATCATATCATGAGAAACATGAGAAAATATATCGATATGGCAAAAAACGGAGCTGTAAAAAGCTACGCTAATGCTGACGGTCAGTTTGATGTGGCTCCTTCTAATACTGAAAATGCATTTGCAAATTTCAGCGGAATGGGTGGCTACAGAAATGCTGCTGGTGCGGGTGCTATGCAACCAACCTCCCAACCTTACGTTATTAACGTAACTTCAACTTCAGGTGCTGCGGTATCTAATTTTGAAATCTTAGGATCCGACACTTATTTGTACGGAGCAACCGGTACTTGGGCAAACGGTAGTTTGACTATTGGATCTATTACAATTAGTTCTGGTACGCCAAATATTACTTACCAACAAATGTTGGCTCAGTTCCAAAACAAGCCATTCCTTAACGGATTGACTTATTACCAATCATCTACTGCAAACCAAATTCAACAAAGTATTTCGGTTGTAGTTAAAGATGCTACTGGTAACACTCAAACTATGCCGATCACATCCAACGTAGATCCGTATCAGTTCCAATCAACTGTAATTGCGTTACCAAACACATTTACAGTGGACGGAAACACTTCATTAGTAATTGCATCTGTTTTGGCAAATGCTACAATTACTTTGAAATTGTTCCCTGCTGATAAGATTGACGTTACTGCTGGTCTTGTTGGAAATCAAATTTCAAGAAGCTACGCAAATCCGGGCATCGTTAAGGCGCAACCTGTAGTTGTTCAGTAATCAAAAATTACTGCTCGAAAGGGATTATAATCAGGGCAATTGGATAATTCCATTTGCCCTTTTTTTCTAACAAAAATTGTAAAAAATGCAAATCGACCTTTATACTTACGTTGCGGCAAACGAGCCAAGAAGAGCCAAAAAAATCATTGAAAGTTTTGGCTATCAATGCCGTTCCCGAAACTTAGCACAAAATTTAAGAGAATTGGTTATGAATGAAGGTGAAGAGGCGGTTCAAGAAATTATGCTTATTCATCCGGATTTTGAATATTTTTCTGCAAATGCCGAAAAACCAAAAAAGAAATTGGCTAAAAAAGAGTTCGATAATTATCAACAAAACCAATATGCATATCTTAATGCAACCGGTAATGAAATTGCCAAGCAAAATATTTCTTCTCAAATAGGAAATCAAACAAGTCTTATGATTTTAGCCGCCGCTATGATGTTAACAGTGGCTATAATTTCAAAAAAATAATAAGCCATGAATAACAAAGCTAAAAATGCAATAAAAGTAATTGCTTATGCAATTGAAAAAGACACTCAAAGTTTAATTCAACTTTTAAGAAAAAACGGTGTTTTTGTTGAAAATAAAATTTCAAAAGATGAATTACAATCAATTGTTGTAACTTCTTTAGCAAAATCGAAAAGTTTTCAAAAAGAGTTTAAAAATTGGGTTCTTGAAAGAGCAACTTCCGGTAAATACGCCAACTTTGATGCCTTACCTACTTCGCTAGGATATAGTTTCGGTTCGGTAGCTTCATCTTCTTTACCTTCTACCAGTACCCAGCAAACTTTTTCAGGTTCTAATGTTGATTTAGCTAATGTTGCCTCAAATGCAACAACTGCTGAAAAAACGGAAAGCCCTTGGAAACTATCAATTAACGAAGTTTTGGATTTTGCTAAAACAGGGATGAACAATTTTGTTTTAATACAACAAAGTAAAACCGATCGCGATGTTGCTAATGCAGCATTGGAGGCGAAAAGATTAGAATTGCAAACAGCGCCAATTCCTACCGGAGTTAAAGGTGTTGATAAAACTTTCTTGGTTGTAACAGGCGTTATTGCCTTTGTAGCAATTGTTGCTGGTGTTGTTTATTTCAAAAAAATGAAAAAATAAGCTATGAAATCTAATCTTGACAATTTATCTTATGTTTTGGCTTTTGCGGTTGTTAATGATCGCGAAAACCTAATTGAACTACTTTGGAAAAACGGAGTTCCGGTTGATAGCGAAAACATAAGCCCTGAAAAACTAACCGAGGTTTGCATGAATTTATTGTTTGTTTCTGAAAAATTTAGAAACGACTTTTTGAAATTTATTTCCGAACAAACTGGTTATAGTGCCGCTGAAGGTAGTAGTTTTTGGGATGGTGCAAATGCCGGAATGGTTTCGGGATTAATAAATACAGGTCTTGGATTTCTAGCTAACACGCAAATTTCAAAGGATCAAAAGAGTGCTGCCTCTGCTCAAGCAAAAGCAAATTTAGCTTTAGCACAAGCGCAATCTGAAAGCAATAAAACCCAATTAGAAATTGCCAAGTTACAGTTGGCCGCCGCTCAACTAAAACCACAAAACAATACGGTTTTATATATTGTTTTAGGGTTAGCCGGTGCTGCTGTTTTAGGGTTTACAATTTACGCAGTAACAAAGAAAAAGGCATAGTATGAATTCTACTGCACAAGCATATCAAAAAGTAAAACAACTTGCCAAGTCGGACACTACTGATTATTTGGGTAATGTTTGCAAAGGCACAACAACCGGAGCTCTAACCGGAATGGCTGGTGGATTGATGATTGGATATTACAAAAAATACAATCTTTTTGGATCTGCTGTAATTGGCTTGTTAGCCGGAGGATTAATTTCGAATTTTTTTATTAAATATAAAAACTAAAGATTATGAAAACAGAAAACAAAAACTTAGTTAGTTCTGCCGTAGGAGTAGCGCTTTCTCTTTTAGTTCTTTACGGAACTGTTTGGGTTATTGGTAAGGCTTGGAGCAATTCAAAAAAGTAAGCTATGAATAAAAAACTACTAGCCGGAGCATTAATTGTTGCAGGAATTGCAACAATAAGTTATTTATACAATTACAAATTTTATACCCCTAAAAACTAATGAACGATTTAAAATCAGCAAATCAGCTTTATAAAGAAAGCGGCTCTAATTTGCCTTTTAAGGATTGGTTGGAGCAAAGCAAAAAAGACAATTTGTTAATGAAAAATGTTCAATTGACAAACATTATTGAAAAAGAAAAGCAAAAATTAACCTCAAAACCTTATGATAACAACGAATCAAAAGTTTTTGGATTAAATAAAAAAGTAATTGTAATAAGTGGATTGCTTTTAACAGCAGCTTTGATTTACAAGTTAACTCAAAAAAAATAACACGATGAAAAAGAAAAATCAAAAAGTAGTAGCGTTAGCAGTATTAGTGCTTATTGGATTTGTAGCCTATAAAAACAAAGATAAAATTTTTGGAAAAAAAGTTTCTTCTGAAAAAAAACCGGTAATGAAAACCGATGCTTTAAAAACTGAATTTGAAACAAAGCCTGATACAAACGGAAATTACACTAAGTTTTGGTTTGATGGTAAAGACTACTATCAGCAAAAGATGGGGCCTACAGTGAGGTCAGTAGCCGTTAAAGTTACTAAGGCAGATTTTGACAAACAATATGCTAATTAAGCCATGAAAAACAACTATTTAAAATATACGGCAGTTGCGCTTATTTTGGGTGCAATTTCCTATTTTGTTTACGAAAAACAAAAACCAAAAAGATAAATATGAATTGGTCCGCTTTAACACGTTTTGATCCTCAAACATTAGTAATAACTATTGAAACCAAAAAACCTGAAAAAATTTGGTTGTGTGTTTCTGATTATGAAAATGAAAAAAGAAAATTTACAGAGAGGCACTTAACCATTAATGGTAGGGAAACGCTAGAAGTAATGATGCCGGTTTCGCCTAAAAAATGTAAAATATGCATATTTAACGAAAAAAACGGAAAAACATTAAAGGATAATAGTTTTAAAGTATTAAAGATAACCAATGCACCTTTAAAAACCAGGCTTGATGTTGTAGGATTGCAAAATCCAAATGTTAGAAATTTTGTAAAGTTCGCACAAGAATTCTGTTTTCATTTACAAGAATTGGAACCGGCAACATATAAATCTGATAATGGTAAGTTTTTTATAAAATTATTGCCAAGTATTGTTGGTGCTAGTGGAAGAGAATTAAATACACCGGCAAGAACAAACAAAGAAACTGGAGAAATAGAAGTTTCAAAAAAGTCATTCTATTACCTAACTATTCCGGAAATGATGGCCATTTTGCTACATGAGTTTTCACACTTCTATATTTCTGATGATATTGATGATGAAGTGGCCGCCGACTTAAATGGACTATTAATCTATTTAGGATTAGGTTATCCTAGAATTGAAGCAATTGAGGCTTGGTCCGGAGTTTTTGAAAATGCAAACAACCAAGAAAATCAAGAAAGATTTAAAATAATCGACAACTTCATAAAAGATTTCGAAGCAAACAAAATTTAAAAGCATGAAAACAAATAAAGTAATCGCAATAGCTACATTGGCCACTGTATTAGTTGGTGGATACATGATTTATAAAACCAAATTTTGGGTAAAAAAACCTACCCTTTCGGAATCTATTGATTTCATTATTGCTTCAAAAAAAGCATCAAACAGAGAAGTTTTGCAGGGTTTTGATTCAGGTTATGTAATTTCTTGGGCTACTGCAATAAAAAATAATAAAGCCACCTTTAAATTTAATGGTAAAAAATATAACGTTGAAGGCGGTAAATTGGCAAAATAAAACACCATGAAAAAAATTAATTTTCAAGAAACGCTATCAAAAACCGGAAATTTTATTGTTGAAAACAAAAAACCACTTATTTATTTAGTGGGTGCCGTTGTCGTAGTGGGTATTGGTTACTCTTTGGTGAAAGGAGTTTCCGGCGGAATAGGTAGTTTTTTTAATCCTGGTAAAAACACGATTGGCGGCAAATTTAACGAACAAGAGGTTGATCAACAAAAAACAACAATTACACAATTAGCTGCTAAAAACTACGCCGAAAGTTTGTTTGAAGCGTTTAATTACAGTTACGGGACTGATTTATCAATTATCAAAAATATTTTCTCTAAAATAAATTCGGATGATTTTAAAATGATTTACAATGCTTTTGGCAAAAGAACCTATTCAAAATTAAATGGAGGAAGTCCATCTGATAAATTTTATGCTCCCGATACATATATTGGGAATACAAATTTAGATTTAATGGGATGGCTTAATGCCGAATTAGGGTTTTTGGATGTTATAACCAAGAAAAAGGTAAAGCCAGTTGTTGAAGGCGCCGGTTTTGTTTTATCATAAAAAATGTATATCATGAATAACAAAGTTTTAACAATCAATAATATTGGTAAAAACATCAATTGTAATTGCATAACAGTTCCTTGCAATTGTGGTAATTCTGAAATCAAAAAACCGGAGTTAGCCACGGATGAAGATATTAAAGCCATAATTTCAAAAGGCAAAGAAGTTGCAAAAACCAACTTACAAAATACTAATTTCCAAAAAGGAGCTTTGGCCGTAACAGCCTTAATTTGCTTATATGTAATTTTTAAATAGACAGTTATGATTCAATCAACAATATTATGGAAATATCCAGTTGGCAGTGCAATTTCTGACAATACAGATCCAAGTCAATCACTTTGTTTGGGCGCAGAAGATTGTGGTATAATTGGTGGAAGCAGTGATTTATTAAACAATGGGGTTAATCCTAGAAATAATACTTCAGGAAGCACATCAACTACAACTACTAATCCAAGTCCAACAACCAATGCGACAACAACTATTGATGTTGTAAACCCAAGATTTGTTGGGGAAGTTTCGGAAACAAATGTTGATCAAAACAACACACAAACTCAAAATAATAATCAACAGTCAACAAATACTGCTGGTTCATCAAATCAAAATCCGGCACCGCTGTACGGAGGTGGAGGTTACGGAGTGTCAAGCTCCGCGGCGCAATCTGGTGGAACAAATCAGGCTAAAGACGCGAAGTATTACGCAAAAAAATATTGGTGGATTGCAGCTTTGGTTGCGGGTGGTGGTTATATGTATTATAAATCTAAAAAATAGTCTAAAAAATGTATTTGCCAAAAACAATAACATTAAATTTTAAATTCGAAGAATTCTTTTCAAAGTATTATCAGCCAACTGATGACTGTATTATTTTGGATAAGCAAATTGGAGATTTGAAAAAAGAACTTGAATTTGTATCTAAAATGTCAACATCAAGTTTTAATGGACTTATGGTAAAAAAAGTTAAGGCTAAAATTTTAGAACTAATTAAAACACGTGAAAATCAATTTGCATTAATGGATTGCAGAAACAAAATAGAAACTAAGCGCCAAACAGAAACCGCGACTATTTTCACCGAAACTTCCGCAGAAGCAGAAAAACGTGTATTAACACAAACCAAAACTAAACAATACGTTTTATTGGGTGTTGGATCTTTGGTTTTATTAGGAACACTTGTCATAATTTTAAAAAAAAGTAAAAAATGATACCAAAAAAATTTATTGAATTAGCTATTCCCGGTCTTTCTGTAAAAGAAGCAACACTTAAATATTTTCTAACTGATTATCCGGACACTAATAGTTGTGAAATTTTAGAAAAACAGATACCTCTTTTAACAAAAGACTTAAAATTTGCAAAATACAGAACCATAATTCGTTTTAATGAAGGCGTTGGCGGAGAATCATATAGAGTAGAATATAACAAATTAGCAACATCAAAATTAGCAGAAAAAAAAGCCTCTATTGCTAATTTTTCTTGTGTTCGTGATGGGGAAGAAGTTGCTACAGTTTCAACAAATAATTCTACATTGCCAAACGTAGTGCCGCCGGTAACTGTTTCAGGCGTTACGGCATCAAACCCTATTGCAAATCAAAATAGTTCAGCAGGTCCGCAAAGTGCTGTTTCTACAGCAAGTCAAACCGCAACAAACGCAAACCAAACGGCTTCTGTTTCTGAAAAAGCCAAATCATTGCCGGTTTTTTTTCAAGACAAAAATAAATTAGCTTTAGCAGGAGGTGGTTTATTGATAGCCATTGTTGGCGGTTATTATTTCATCAAGAAAAGAAAATCACAAGTTTAATGAATTCGTTAGAAAGTCAATATCCGTTTGTAAATGATTGTTTTGGTTTGGAAAAACAAATCAAAGTGATTGAAAACGATATTGACTATTTAAGAAAAAGATTTAAAAGCGATGGTGGTCGCGAAAAATTGCTAAAAGAAAGAAAAGAATATTTTTTTGTTTTAGGTTGTGCTGCAAAAGTTGAAGCAAAGAGACAATCGGACACAAAAGAAATTTTTGATAAAAACGCCGAAATTGCCAAAAAAAGAATTGAACAAGACAGCATAAAAACGAGAAATACAATTGCTTATATATCTGCCGGAGTATTGCTAACGGCTTTAATGGTAATTTTAATTAACAGAAAAAAATAATGAGCGCCGGATCAGTATATGATAAAAAAGAACTCGAAAGAATAAAATCGGTTGTTAAACAACAATCGGAAGCATTTTCAAATTACGAAAAAGATTCCGACCTTAAGCAATGGTTTATAATTGGCGGAATAACAATTGTTTCTTCAGTTTTAATATTATTGGCATTTAAAAAATATTATAAATGAAAAAAATATTATACATAGGTGGTTTTTCGTTATTGGCAGGCTCAATTTATTACTACTTTAAAAAGCAGTTAGAATTGGCGCTTCAATATTCCTATGATATAAAAACATGGAAGATAAAAACCCTAAATACTTCTGAAGTTGAAGCTGATATTACAATCAGCTTGGTAAACAAAAGCGCTTTTAAAATTGATGTTTTAGAGTATGATTTAGATATTTTTTATAAAGACATTTTAATTACCAGGACTTTTTCAACTCAAAATATTGCTATAAATCCTAATTCTAGTGTTGACGTTGTTGCTACTGCTAATATTCAGTTTAAAGAGGCCAAAAAAGCACTATTGCCAGTTTTTTTAAATGTTTTGGAGAGAAAACCGATTAATATTTCAGTTGCCGGATATGTAAAAGTAAAATTTGTTGGTATAGATCACGTTATTACTTTTAACAAAGATACGTTCGAATATTCTTCGGATATATTGCAAGAATACGGTTGGGCTGATGATTTAGAAAAGTTAAAGGCAAAATTACCTTTTTTAAATAAAAAATAATTGCTAAATTTACCCTAACAAAAAAACAACAACTAACACCAAAACAAACCCGAGTTAAAAGTTTGCTTTGGTTTTTTTATTAAAAAATATATGCCCGTAAATTTAGTTAAAGCCTTTGTGAGTTTTGTAGATTGGTTTGGCAAAATTTCGCCATCAAAAAAAATATATTCCCTAATTACTATAATGTTTATTGGGCTGATTTTTTTACTTAAGTATTATGACAAACAAATATCTACAATTAATAATTTGCACAATAATAGAGTTGATAGTATTACATTTTTTTATACAAATCAATTGGAAAAGTGTAATAATCAAAACAAGGCTGAAATTGAAAATATTTTATCTGTTTTGCACAAAGCTCTTGAAGATCAACAAAAAATGAATATTGAAACCCAAAAATTAAAAACAGAGACCGAAAGGTTAAAACAAAAAAGATAACGCTTATGAAATCAACAATTTATTTTTGCATAGTGATATTCTTCAGCACAACGGCTTCTTTTTATATAACCCAAAAAGAAATCACTAGTAAACATAAATTTGAACAAAATGTTCAAAATAATAATGATTTAAGGGTTTTAAAAAATAAAACTAAAAATTTATTGAGTAAATTTGTCCAAGTTCAAGAAGAAACCCGAATAAATATTATTGAGGCCAAAGAAAACTTGGAAAAAATTAAACAACAAAACCCCCATAAGACCCTAAAACAAAAAAAACATGAGTTTTATTATCAACACAACAATAGGTATATTGTCCAAGGGAATAACTAATTTTGCAAAAGACCTTGGCATAAACAAAGAAAACGTTCAAATTATAGTTAAATCCGACGAAAAAACCGGCCTTTGCTATTACAAATGTTTAAACTTCAAACCTTTAAACCAAGTAAGTTTTAAAGAAATACTTGGACAAAAGATTGATATTTTAAATTATGAAGGCAAATCGCTCACTTTTATGGGTGATACGCTTAAAAAGTACGCAGAAGAAAGCAATGCCGAAATAGAAAACGTTTTGGTATTTATTACCTTGAAAGAAGAAATAAATTTGGTTGTATATATTAACAATAAATATTTCAAAACCATATCATTAATAAACCATTTTAAAGAAATGGGAATAAAATAAAAAATTTAATAAAAAAAACATGGGACAAGTTGTAAAAACATCCGCCAATAATATAGAAAGATCTCAGGGAAATAATCTGCAAATTTATGTAGATGCCCAAAGCAACATCATTATGATTTTGGATCAATTTGGAAATAAAGAACCTTTATCAAACTATATAAACATTCCTAGCAATGTAATAATTGGAAAAATAAAACTTACCGATGCTAACGGTGATGTATTTAGCAATTTAGCCGGTGCTTTAGCGTATGTGCAAGAATTTACAGATGCCGAAATTACCGAAATGTATTTTTCCGAAGGTATTTTTTATTTTACCGTTCCAGAGAATACTGGGTTTTTAAAAAGAGATTCTTTTTGTTCAGTTTACTTGTCAGCGCAAGAATTACAATTTGAAGATCCGTATGGCTTAGTGACTGCCTTTGATAATTTTGCATTTCTTCAAAATACCAAAAACAACATTGTTGGCGATGCTTCTTTTAAAGAACAAGCTTTTTACGCTACAACTGGCAATAACACGCTTGGTATTTGTTTATTTACCGGGTCAAGTGCTTTTAGCAGTTCTACCGGCAACAACACGCTTGGCAACTGTATTTTTGAAAAAGGCTCGAACTTTGTTAGTTCTCAAGGCGACAATGTATTAGGCGATTGTCAGTTTGATACTGACACTATTGAGGGATATAACTTCAATATGTCATCCGGTAATAACACATTACGCAATTGTACTTTTAATGCCACAAGCGATTTTTCTCAATCAACTGGAAACAACACTTTAGGTGATTGTCTTTTTGTTGGCGATGATGCTTTTATTCTTTCTAACGGTAATAACACACTTGGTATTTGCGAATTTCAAGGAGCACAAGCATTTAGGCAATCTACCGGAAACAATAATTTTGCAGCTAATTCAAAAGTTATAGGTTTTGATAGTTTTACACTTTCCACCGGAAACAATGTTTTTGGCAATATGTGTCAAATTGGAAACTCTTGTTTTGCTTCGGCTACTGGAAACAATATTTTTGGAAATGAGTGCACTTTTAGCGGTAATAATTTTTTTGAAGCCAATGGGAAAAATGTTTTTGGAAAATCTTGTGTTTTTAGCGATAATGAATTTTTAAATAGTTTAGGAACTTTAATTTTTGATGAAAATTGTATTTTTTCGGGTACATGTATTATTAATTTTTCCGGCGATGAAATTCAATTAAAAAATGTTGTTTGCGGCGATGATTTTTTATCTTATGCAAATCCAAAAATTAAAATATCAATTTATAAAATTGCAACCTGTGGAGTTAATTTTTGTCTTGATTTTACAGGAAGAATAGACATTACTTATGCTTTAGGTAATGACGAAACGGCTACTTTACCAGCCGATATTTTTACCACAGCTAATATTTGCTCAATACATATACCAAACGCATTGCAATACAACAATGCCGGTGGTCCCGATGGCGACTTGGTTAATTTATTAGCCAACGTCACAAACCCTGATTCTTTAATTACATACGACTAAACTATGAAGAAACTACTAATTTTTGATGCTTTGTTGTCCCAAAATGGCGATGATTTACCGGAAATACATTTAAGAAAAGATGAAATAGGCATTTCAATTGAAATGGTAGAAAATGCCCAACAAAATGGCTTTGAACCGGGAACTTTTTTTTTGGTTTCTGACGGAAAATTTACTTTAGGCAAAACTAGTGCTTTTGCACAACCTACAATTTCAAACGAGGGTTGGCCTTATGATATTGCTTTTGACTTTCCGGCTTATGAGCCTAACAAAATATTAATGCATACCGTTTTACCAAATATTGGCACAAGAAACGGCTTACTAAATTACACTCCAATTGTTATCACAGTTGAAGTTGAAGAAACAATTACACCAATTGAAGAAATTTGTTTAAACAAGGCTAAAAACGTATTTCTTAAAAACGGCATTTCTCCTGACAAATTTTTGAAGTAATGAAAAAAGCAATCGAATTTTTCAAAAAAACCTATTGGCATTGGCTGGCATTTGTGTTTACCTATGCCATTACTTGGTATGGTAACACTCAAAATTTTATGTCGTTAAAAACGGCTTTTGTAGAGCAAATTGCCGGCACGCAATACGGCACACAGTTAGCCATTTGTACTGGCGGTAGTTTTATCGTTGGCTTTTGCATCGAAATAGTGCAAGGTATGGCCGGAGCCAACAAAACACAATTTGAATGGCGTTTACAAGCCGTACCCGATATAATAGCTACTACTATAGCCGGGTTCTTAGGTTGCTTGGTAGCTATTGCCGTTTATCAAAACTCGTAACTAAACAATGCCAATGGAAAAATTAAATCAAACCAATGAGTTAATTTCAAACTTCATTTATAATTATCCACAAATTGTGGCTAAAATATTAAGTGATAATGGTATATATTTAAAAAAACCATTAACACTTACGGTTATAACAAAAGCGGTTTTTACTGAATTATATGTGAGACAAAATGCCAAGTTGGCCAATGATTTAGAAAAAGCGATAGCCAATAAAAAATACGCAAATTTTATTGATCCAATTTCTTTAAGTGTAACAGCAGGATTAAGTATTGTTTCATCTGTTTTGGGAGGAAATCAAGCGCGTAAAGCGCGAGAAGCCGCAAAACAAATTGCATTAGCAAACTTATCTCAACAACGTTTGTTGGAAGAAGAAAAAATAAGAACCGGTGCCGAAACCGAGCGAACTAGAATTTTACTTCAAACGTTGCAACAATATCAGTCGGATTTGCAAACTCAATCAACACAACGCATCAAAGATGTTTGGATTTACACATTAGCTATTGGTGCTGGCGTAGGCGTTATTTATGGTTTATCAATTCTTTTAACAGAAAAATAGCATGGCGGCACAACAATTAATACAAGCAGGGCTTTCTACCGTTAGCGGTTTAATTATGGGTGTTGATGATGCCAACAAACGTCGGCAATTAGAAGCTAAAATTGCAAAACTAACTTTAGCCCAACAAAAAGAACTTGAAATTAGGCTTCAAAATGTTCAATCAGATATTGCTAAAATGCAAATTTTGTATCAAACATTAGCTATTGATAAAAACCGGGAAGCTTTGGTTGAAATGAATAAACAAAAAACAAAAGGCTTAATTGCTTTAGGAATAGGATTTACAATTTTGGCAATCGTTGTTATTGCCGTTAAACACAAACAATCATGAATAAAGAATTAAAAGTTGCTGCACTAACATTTGGTTTGGCCATTGTAATTTTATATTTTGCTTTACCGAAAACAAAAAAATCAAATCAAAAAGGTTTTTCCATGCCAACAAAAGCAAATGAAAAAGACAATGAATATGAAAACGCCACAATTGCTATAAAAGCGTACAGAGCCGCTATGAATGACAATCAGGACAAAGCATCATTGGATGCTTTAAACCGAGAATTACTCAAAGAATACAATATCAGAATAACCAATAAAGCTGGGTTATTGTCCGCTTCAAATAGATCCGGAACTGAAATAGCCAAAGAACAAAACTAAACTATGCCTGGAATTTATTTACCTACAATAACAACTTATCCAAGTGGTGTGATTAGTGTTAGAAGTCTTGATGGCACTAGCTATAATCAGGTAGTAAATTCTATGGGTTCATCTGTATTTTTGGTTGATTCTGTTTACATTAAATCTTCAAATAATCAACAAATTACTGTTCCGATTCAGTATCAAAAATATGATGCCAATGGTAATGTTGTATCTTTTTCAAAAAGAGGAACTGTCGATCCTTACCAGGTGCAAACTTCTTTAGAAATTGATATGAAAAAAGAAAGACTAATGTTTGATGGTACTTTGTCCGCATTGATACCTATTTTAGCGCTTGAGACATGCTATTTGTTTTTTTACATTGATGAATTGTCTAAAAAAGACTTTTTGGGTAAAAAAGATATGTTTGCCGAAAATGATTTTTTCAAAAACTTTAAAGATTCCCTAGACTATGAATTTTGATTTATCAATAGCATCATTAAAAAAGATTTCCCAAGATTCAATTATTTCGAAACTTGCTACCGGCGATGTCGTGAAGGTAAAATCAGAATTCTTGCCAATAATTAGTCATTACGGAATTATTTCGCGTGAAACTGATGATTTTATGGTTTACCATAATGATCCGGACAAATTTAATTTTTTAGGAGGAAATATTGTTTCCGAAAAATTTGAAGATTGGATAAAAGGCAAAGAAATTATTACTGTTTATAATACTGGAATATCTAAAGAAGAAATACTAAAATGGGTAAATGAAAACAAATACAAAAAATACGATGTCTTAAAATTTAATTGTGAGCATTTTATAACCAATATTAAGAACAAAAACGGCATTTCGCCACAAGTTTTTTTATGGTCCGGAATTGCTATTTCTATTTTAATAGCTGCTTATTTAATGAGAAAAAAATAGCCATGATAAAAAGAAAACAAGTTATACCACTAGAAATAAAAAACAACATCAATAAAGATGCTGGAGTTTATATTTTAAACGCGCCATACAATCCAAATAATCAAGCAAATGCAACACAATATTATGAGTATAATTTAGCCGCAGAAACATTTGTTGGTACAACACAAGTTGATTTAACTTATTTTTTGGCCGGCTCATTCTCGGCTTTATCGGTTAGGGTAAATTTGCCTTCAAACAATGTAGCCGGTGTTGTAAGAGCTTTAAATACACTTAATTTGGGTTTGTGGTTTAACTCCGGAAGTTTGGTTTACACTTACAACGATAATTTTGTTTTTAATAAACTAGAAGTGCTATAAAAAAACAAAAGCCGTAAATAATCCGGCTTTTGTTAGGGTGCGCAAGAAATCCATATCAGTTGTTAAGGAATTGCCTTTACAGAAAGTTGTCCTTTGAGAATTCAAAGATAAAAAATACTTTTAAATTGGCAATGCCATCGATTGAATAATATTCGTACTTACATGAGTGTAAATTTCAGTTGTTTTACTGCTCGAATGCCCAAGGTGTTTCTGAATAATTCTTAAATCGGTTCCGGCTTCTAGTAATGCTGTTGCGTTTGAGTGTCTAAGTAAATGAAAATGATATTCCTTGCCCAAATACTTTTTTACAATTTGATTACAACTTGCCGCCGAATATTTAACATCAAATTGGCCATTAAATAAATATTCTTTTGGCCTATATTCTGTAAAATACTCGCGAAGTATTTCAAGCATTTTGTGAGATAAAGCCACAATTCTGTCCTTTCTTCCTTTTGCCTTCCGAATAAAGATAATCATTCGCTTACTATCAATATCGGTAATTTTTAAATTACAAACCTCTGAAACCCTCATACCGGTGCTGTATGCTAAAGTCGAAATGGCTTTATGCTTTTTGTTTTGAATATTCATTAAACGATCAATTAAAAACTGCTTTTCGATTATTCTAGGAAGTTTTTTTTCGGATCTAGGATATTCGATATTATTAAACTTTCTCGGTTGCTTAATTGTAATTTTGTAAAACAATTTTAATGCCGATAAAGCATGACACATACCGTTCCTGGTTTCAAACTTAATTAAATAATCTTTAATTGCTTTTTCATTAATTTTGGCCGGCTCAGAATAAAGGATTTCGTGTTTTCTTAAGAAAACATCAACTTGAGAAGTATAATTTTTAATTGTGTTTTCGGAATAGTTTTTAAATTTTAAATCTTTCCGATACATTTCGACGAACTTAGGAATATTCATAGGCTTATATTTTGATTTTATTGGCTTAAATTAGGATTGAATACATATAATAGTTAGTTTCAATTGCTACGATTCTTTATAAAAAGAACTTATCTTTAATATTTTATCCGTACATTCATCAAATGAAATTTCATTGCTTGTATGCAAATGATGATTTACAAAATCGGGTAATTCATAACTATTGAAATTTGATTTTTTATTCAATTCTTGAAGTTTATCAACAGCTTTTTTATCATCTGTTTCTACCTCGATTGACCAATCTTTATTTATAAAAAATTCTTCATCTGTTTGGTCGTTCCATCTTTGTTTTATGATGATTGCATCAATTCTAATTATATACATATTTTTATTTTTTTTAGTTAAAAACCTTTTAATTGAATTATTACATAAACATTGTCTGGAGTAACTTTGTTTAGCATAATATTATTAAAACTTTCAATATCGCTTCTACTTCTAAACTTAAAAGAATGAAGTTCTATTCTACCATTTTCCGTAAATAATTGTAGATTATCTTTAATTAATTTTCTCAATATTTTACGTGGTGCAATCCAATCTCCTTGCATTGCTTTATAATTAACAAATAGTAAAATTGGCTCAATGTTTTCTTGAATTAAAAATATTTTTTCAATTCCAACAGTGTTTGAATTATAAGCTAAAAAATCTCCGTATTCTCTAACTTTTTGTTTTGTTTCTTTGCTAGTTTCAGAAAGTATTTTCTTTGTGTTATCGTTCATAAAATTTAGTTTTAAAAACCCGCAACTGAAAACTAACAGCGGTTATACGCCATTTGGGGTTTGGTTTTTAATTTATGCTTTCGGACTATCCGAAAGTATTAGTTTAATTCAAAGTTTTAGCTAGTCAATCCCAAACGGGCGTATAGCCACAATACGTTATATGCTATTTTTTGAAACGAAAATCTTCATAATACAAAATGTCCGTACTCCAAGTATATTCTAAATCTCTAAC